ACAAAATGATGCTCCAGCGTATACAAAAACTAGCGAATTATGATTGACAAATATAAAGTTAAGCATTATAATGTTTAAAAGAGGATTTTAAATGGCCGTAGGAACACCGATATTAGCATCGCATTACAATGCAATAAGAGAGCTGGTCGCAGGCAGGCTTGGTAATGTTTCTGTATACAATGACTACGGCAGTTTGTCTACTCCTCTTACAACATCTGGAGGATACGGAAGAAATTTTAGTAGTGATCCTGTAATAGCTGCAACTGATACTGTCACAGAACAACAGCACTTAGATTTATGGCTTGATTTGCAAGCAGGATATAATCATTGTTTTTCTTCTTTATCGGGTGTAATAGATGCAAATCAAATGGAAAACACTGATCTTGTAGAATGGCAGCATAAATTAGATTTAGACACCTTAGCTGATAGTGTGCTTGCATTTAATCATGCTTCTACAGAATTTCCTGCAACTAGCTTTACAGGTTTAGAACCGTTAGAAACAGCCGGCGGTGCAAGTACATCGAGTACAAGAACAACTACATTCGGCGGTAGCAGCGATGCTGCAAAAATAATTACACACGAAGTCAGTGTTGATTTTGGAAGCCATGCTAATTTAATTTATTATCTTGCAGCAGGCGGAGAAATTTTATTTCAATCTTCTGCTACTAGTGGTACTACAGGAACTCCGTACACAAAGGATTGGGACTGGGCACAAGTATTAAGTGATGCCGGAACAGTACGTTTTCGCAGACGTAATCAAACTGATTGGATATGCGAAGCAATTGCACCAGGAAGTGGAACAGGATATAGTTCGGCAAATATTGGCAGCGGTGGCACTTGGACTAAAATATTCGAAAAGCAAGGCGGCGGCAGAGCTGGCGGTAATACAGGTGTTATTCCAGTAGAACAAATTTATGACGATAACTTTTTTAGAATTTATGCTAGAACAAATACTGCATTTTCTACAGCTACTAAATTAGAATTTAAAATTGAATTAGATGACGGCGATACCGGAACAGGTGGCCAGCAAGCAGACGGCTTTATTGGTCCAAAAACTGACGAAAGTGTGACAGCTAATATTACTAGCACTGTGTATACAAAAACACCTTCTAGTACGTTTTTATACGGCGGCATTATTTACAATGGCATTGTATTAGATACACCAACTGGAACAAAAGATTCCGACTTTTAATTGACAAAATCTTAAAAATACTATATACTAAGTGCAAAGGAGTATAGTATGGACGAACGGCTACAAAAAGCATTAGATCACAGCAATTATATGGTCACGTTAAACAATCAGAAAAGATTATTAGCTGCGCAGTATAAAGAAAATCTTGTATACTATTACAATGGTGGGCAATTTACAGTGACACAGGAACTTGTAAGTTTTTGCCAGAGTCTAGTTGCAATGGATCAATCAAGTACAATTTTAATTGATGACAATGAGTTGCCTATTACAGTTGAAAATTTATCAACATTTGCAAATGAAATTTATACAAAATATTTTGAAGCTGCAAACAAGTATTTTATGGAATACAACAAATTGAAAAAAAGCAGAAGCGTAGAAAGTATTGTTAGTTTATGACAAAAGGTGTTCTGTTATTTGCAAACAATAACAAATCAATAGATTATGTAAAGCAAGCTGTTTTTCTTGCTAAACGTATACGCAAGTATATGAATTTGCCTACTAGCATTGTGACATCTACTGAACTCACCGACGAACAAGAAAGTTGTTTTGATAAGGTGATAGCACATGCTATTAATGAAAATAAGACTACAAACAAAAGACATCACGACGGCGATATGTATAATAAAATAACTAGATTTTATAATTACAATCGTGCTGATGCATATGATATATCTCCTTACGATGAAACAATTGTAATGGATACTGATTTTATTATTAGTAATGATATTTTAAATAATTGTTTTGTACAGCAAAAAGATCTTTTGCTATACAATGATGCAACACACGTTGGTATACATAATGGTACCAGTGAATTTAAAAGAATAAGTGATACTGGTGTAGATTTTTATTGGGCTACTGTATTCTTTTTTAAGAAGACAAACGAAACAAAAATTTTCTTTGATTTAATAAAACATATATCAAAAAACTATATGCATTATAGAAGCATGTATCAGTTTCGCACAACAGTATTTAGGAATGATTTTGCATTTAGTATTGCAATCCATATTATGAACGGTTATCAAGCAGGCGAATTTGCAGGAAAATTACCAGGTACTAAATTCTTTAGTATAGACAAAGATGTACTAATAGATATAGTTGATGATGAAATAAAAATACTAGTACAAAAACAAAGCCGATTAGGTGAGTATACCGCTGTAAATTTAAAAGGCAGTAATTGTCATGTTATGAATAAATTTAGTTTGGAGAGAATTATTGACAACAAATAATTTTACAATGCTTGCTCAAAATAGTGAATTTGATTATATTAGACAAGCCTACCTTGCAGCAATGAGTATCAAAGCAACTAATAAAAATAGTAATACATGTTTAATTACAAACGACCCTGTTCCTACAAAATACAAACAAGTTTTTGATCATGTAGTTGAAATACCATGGGGCGATCATGCACAAGAAGAAAACTGGAAGGTAAGTAATAGATGGAAAATATACCATGCAGTTCCTTATAAAGAAACATTAGTAATTGATACTGATATGTTAGTGTTAGACGATCTTTCTTTATGGTTTGATTTTTTAAAAACATACGATCTATTTTACACAACTAATGTCACAACTTACAGGGGTGAAACAATTCCTGCAGACTCTTTTTATAGACAACGTTTTTATAAAAACAATCTGCCAAATTTATACAATGGATGCCACTATTTTAAAAAGAGTGATATGGCACACGAATTTAACAACTGGTTAGAAATAATTACAAATAATTGGCAACAATTTTACAAACAAGTTGATAATCAATTCAAGCATTTGCCACATCCAAGTATGGACATTACTGCATCTATAGCAACAATGATTATGGATAACTTGCATCTTATTACTAATGAAAAAACAAAGTATCCGAGTTTTGTACATATGAAATCAAGATGCCAAAACTGGGAAGAGCAATTTGCTTATAGATGGCAAGATAGATTAGGCGTATATATAGACGATGATTTACAATTAAAAATTGGAAATTATAAACAATCAGGTGTTTTTCATTATACTGAAAAAGATTTTGTCACAAACAAACTAGTCAAAAAGTACGAAAAATATTTAGGAATATAAAATGAATCTAAAAAGATATGTATGTTTTGAAGACGATGGAACAATCTATAAAGTCACTAATAAGCCAGATGAACGATTCAAAAACTTAGAGTTAGACTTTGCAGAAGTTGAAGACTTTATCACTGGTAAATTAAGTTTGTTAGAACATAAAGTTGAATTTGATTTTTTAGAGAAAAAATATAGTATCAAAAGTTTAAAACAAGTCGACGATGAAAAACTTATGTGGGCATTTTTGTATGAAATTCCAAAAGAAAAACCTGATGAAAATCAAATTATTATAACTAAAGATAATATCAAGAAATGTTGGAGAGTTAAAGTTGATGAAAAATTTGCACAAGGCTTACAACAACAAAATATAGAAATTAATTTACAAAATTATTATTTTAGTGTGACAAAAAAAGATGATCCTAACGTGCTGTATAAGTTATTACAATTTCCAGATAGTTTAGAAGTTGCGTTTGAAAATGATTTTGAGTTTGACAATGAAGAAGTTTCCGTATATACTATGCGTAGATTCGATACTTATCATTATGAGGAAGTAAATGACTAATACTTTTAGAGTAGTAGACTATGATGTAATTTATCTAAGCTACGATGAGCCTAATGCAGAAAAAAACTTTGCCGATTTAGTCAGCAAATGTCCTTGGGCAGAACATGTTAAAGGAGTCAAAGGCAGTGATAGCGCACACAAAGCAGCGGCAGAAAGATCCACAACAGATCGATTTATTACTGTAGATGCAGATAACATTATAAACGCAGACTTTTTAAATCAGGCAATTGATTTTAATACTGATACTGATCTTACAAACAAAGTTATTAGTTGGACTGCACTTAACACTATCAATAATCTTACATACGGAAATGGCGGTATCAAGTGCTGGCCCAAACAACATGTATTAAACATGCGTACACACGAAAATGCGCCAGATGATAACCCACATGCACAAGTAGATTTTTGCTGGGACACACAATACATCCAGATGAATGGAACTTTTAGCACTATTATGAATAATGCTACACCTCATCAAGCATGGCGTGCTGGATTTAGAGAAGGTGTTAAAATGGCACTGGATCAAGGCATGCGTGTTAGTGTAGAGGACTTTCATAAAAATCACTGGAAGAACTTGCACCGTTTGTATATCTGGCTAATGATTGGTGCAGATGTTGAAAACGGCCGTTGGGCTATCTACGGTGCAAGAGAAGGACTGTACAAAACTATGTGTACAGACTGGGACTTTATAAATGTACGTGACTTTGAATGGCTCAATGAGTACTGGAATAGCAAAGATATTGATGAAGACCAAATGGAAACAGAAACTGTTGGACTTGGATATTCACTGATAGACGAACTTGAGTTGCCTATTGCTGCTGAACCACTTGATGGAAATCAAAGTAAATTTTTTAAAACTGTATACCAAAATCCAGTTAGAGATAACAGCAATAAATTTTTAGATAGAGAGCAATAATGGAACGCAGCGAAAGCGAAGAAATCAAGCGTATCGATAAGATTACGCAGGAAATATCTCCTACGTTTTGTTTTGCAAAATGGTATCATGCAAATATCTATTTCCAGACAGGTGAAACACATAGTTGTTATCATCCTGCTCCTCACAAGATTGACGCAGCACCGCTACTAGAGAATCCTAGTGCTATACACAACACAGTACAAAAGAAAGCAGAACGTGCTGCTATGATGAAAGGTGAACAACCTAGTGGATGCAACTATTGCTGGAAGATTGAAGCAATGGGCAAAGACTATGTTAGTGATAGAAAACAACGCAACCAAACTATCTTTTTCAAAGAACGCTTGAAAGCTGTCAAAGAAGGCGGTGCTGAGTTTGATGTTAATCCAGAATACTTGGAAGTTTCGTTTGGCAATGAGTGCAACTTCCGTTGCGGATATTGTCATCCAAAAGCCAGCAGCAGATATCATCAAGAGATCAAGCAACACGGTCCTTATACAAACGTAAAGAATCATAGATGCGATATTGACTGGTTTGAAATATTTGAAGAACAAAGCAATCCGTATTTAGATGCATTTTGGAAATGGTGGCCAGAGCTTAGTAAGGACCTGCATATTTTGCGTATTACAGGTGGTGAACCTACAATACAACAAAGCACATACAAGTTGTTTGATATGCTGGATGCAGATCCTAAACCAAAGTTAGAACTAAACTGCAACAGCAACTTAGGCGGCAAGCCAAAGCAGTTGGAAAAGTTTACAAACCGTGTAAACGATTTGCTAACAAACAACAAGATTAGACGTTTTAAAATGTTTACAAGTATTGACACTTGGGGCAAACGTGCAGAGTATATTCGTGATGGGTTAGACATTGAAGTGTTTGAACGCAACTTAGATTACTTTATGCGCAACTGTGAAGCACCAATGGTTATTATGATTACATTTAATATTTTCAGTGTCACTACATTCCGTACATTGCTTGAAAAGATTCTTGAATGGCGTAAAAAATACAATGATGTAGAAACGCACAGATGGCAACGACTAGGATTTGATACTCCGCATCTCAAAGAACCGCTACAGTATGATATCAATATCCTGCCCAAAAACTACATGAGTTATATGCACGACCATTTGCAGTTTATCAAAGAGAACACAGATGATAATCGCAAGGATGCATTTAGCACTATCGAGTATGAAAAGTTTCGTCGTGTGGTTGATTACATGGAGTCTACAGAATATCCACTAGATAAAGTTATTCAAGGACGTAGAGACTTCCACAACTTCTTTGAAGAACAAGGGCGTAGACGTAATGTTGATCACGAACAAGTGTTTCCGGAGATGTCAGACTTTTTTGAACTTTGTAAGAAGTACGTTTAACTAAACAACGGAATAGCTTCTTCGGCTTCGGGCCAGCGTGAATCCTCTAGTAGTTCATAAAGTCTTTCTACGTCGATACGATAAAACGTTTGGAATGTGCCTTTGTACTCTAGCTCAATTGGATCTTTTGTGATTCCTAGTTTGTTTGTAAACTTTTTAGTCCATATTTTATGCACACGATCTTGACTTCCTACACCACCTTCGTGGGTACTAATATATACAGGTTTATCTCTGCCAACATGTTCGATACAAACTGGAAACAACATTTGTAGTGTGTGATGATTAATAGGACCCCACGATCTTGGCGCATACACTCTATTGCCATCGATATGGTCGCGAATTAAACAAGTTCTTGCACCTATTCGGTATGCGTTTTTACCAAGGATACCTAAGCCTTTTAAACTATGTACAATACTGTTTCCTACAATTTTATCGTTATAATAAAGTAAAAATAATGTAGCATCTTCGTATTTTGCAATATAGTCAATTAGCATGGCTTTACTACTGTTGTTGTAGTACCCGTGCTTTTCTGCATCTTCAAACCATTGTGAGAGATCTTGTGTGCCGTCGTATGCTTCAAATCTATACAAATTGTTGATTCCTACTAATTTTACGCAGATTATCGTCTACTTTAATTTCATCTACTTTAACTGGTTTAATATCGTATGCGCATTTGTGTTGTTTAGTAAAGTTTGATACATCCAGTTCGCCTGTGTAGTACACAACACATTCGTGTGCAACTTTTCGACACAGTGCTAAACTTGCACCATTTTCAATAGCAACTTTTTCAATCTGTTCTGGATAAACTCTATCACCGCAGTTTTCCATTTTAAATGCATTGTATCTACGTCCTGATAATCTAAATTCATCAGCACTATTAAATTCTACAAGATCGCCGCTATCCCACCATTGATCTTGTTCTTTGTATTTGCAATAAAACTCTGTGCTACCGTCATCGTGTTTTACAAATTTAAAATCAATGTTAGGATTAATATCGCTAAACTTGTATATATCTTGTCGTTCTGTGCTCATAATAACAGGAGGAACTTCTGTGCTGCCGTAGCCTGTGTTTACCTGTTGAGCGCCTCTTTCTCTCAAGTCTTCCATTAATCCTGTTGGTGTAATATCACTGCCTACTTGCATTTGTTTCATACAGCTAAGATCTAAGTTTTTCCATTTTTTATGTCTATGCCAAGTTTTCCAAACATTAGGTAGTATAAGCATATTAGTTGGTTGTACCTCTGCAATACGATCTGGAAGATTTGCAACTGTAGTTTCGATAAACGTATCGCAATTTGCAACTGCACAAGGATACAAACTCATACTTGTAAATCCAATTCCTCTTGGATTGTACAAAGACATCATGCTGCTGTTTGAATCAAGCATAAAGTATTCAGCATTATATTCTGCTACTTTACGCATAAGTTTATCTGAGTGTGTATAAACTTTTGGAGTTCCGGTAGTGCCGCTTGTACTTACTGTAATATTCCAGTTTTCCAAATAATTAATAACTGCTGTTCTTACGTGTTCGTTATCACTTTCAAGATACTTGATTCCGTCAATGTAGATCATACTGACACCTTTCTAAAATTATAGTTAATTATAACATAAATTTAGTGTAGGTCAACCCAAGAAGTGCCATTAAATCCTTGAAATGTATTACTACCGCTGTTAAAAATAATCATTCCAGCTTCGGCTGACATTGCATCTCTTTCAACGTAATTCATTGGATCTGCTTGCATTACAGGCACAGTAAGTACTCCATTACAGAACTCAAGTTGGTGTTCGTTGTTTGGATGAAATTTATGTGTATTAGTTGATGTTCCTACTACAAATCTCGAAGGTACACCAATTCCAGTATTGCTTACATCACCTGCAACAGTGAATCCCATACCACCGGCAACAACCATTTCGTTTCCGTTATATGCATGAACGTGAAACCCACCAATTAAATCTTCATCACGCACTGCTTGTTTTGCATCAACATCGCCTCTGTACGTATGAGTTTTAATTTCAACACCGGCTGTATCTAGACGTGTTAGTTTTGATTCTATCGTAAAATTACTTGCATTGATTTGAATATCCTCAACAGGATCGTTGTGCATACCAATATTAAGTTTTCCATTTACTGGATGTATAACACTACCACCAATAGTATCTGCACTTAATACAGTATGTGCAACACCGTCGTCATCTAAATGTATAAAATTACCATCAAACAACCCTCTAATAGTTGCTGGTGCAGTAGGACAATCTGGGTCTAGTTCGTCGGTGTGTAATTTAATAATTTCAGTACCATTGTAGTGTGTTACGTTTGCTCTTAGAGCAGTTTGTGCTCTGTCAGCGTTTGTTAAAATTACAGGACCTCTAGCAATATCGCCTTCTTCAACTGCAGAAAGATCGCCGACACCGCCTACCCATTCCCATTGTTGGTGAAATTCATTCCATGCTGTAAGCTGATCTGGAATTTCGCTGCCGTTCTTTAGTGCAAGTAATTCACCTGTGACACTACCTAAAACATTACCAGTGACATTACCAACTAAGTCGCCGTTTACATCTCCGTTGTGTGTACCTGTACTATCGCCAAAGAATTCGCCATATGCAGTACCGTTAAAGTCACCACTAAATGTACCGTAAACAATACTCTCAGTAGTTAAATTACCATATACATCGCCGTATAAGTCGCCTGTAAAACTATTTGCGGAAATAGTTCGACTAGCAGTATCTATCATTACAGTGCCTTCGGAGTCAACTACATTGCCACTTAGTAGGCCGGTAATTTTACCAGTCATACCGTCAATGATTTTTACAGCACCGCTATTATCATAAACACTTCCGGATAAATCAGCTTTTAACGTTTGCGCAGTTGCGTCAAAAATTATATTACCTTCAGTATCTTCAATGTCACCTATCATAGGTCCATAAAGTTTTCCTGTTGATACATCAACCTGTACCATACCGATATCCGATACTACATTTGCTTTGATAGTTCCTTGCCAACTATCTACAATAATAGATTCATCGGCCCCGATAATATCTAGTCTATATGCTTCACCTGGTATAAAATCCGCCATGTTGTCCTCCGCTACATTATTTATCTATTCTGTTCTTGACTTTAAAGTTAAGTTATCATATAATTATAGTATGTATGATGTTTATTTTATTGGCGACCCTTCGTGGAGCAATTTTAAAAGATTAAAGAGAAATGTTCCTATGGCAAAATTTGCCAGCACGGTGCCTGAAGCAAAACAAAAATGTTTAACTAAATTTGTTTGGATTGTGTATGATGATCTCGTAGTAGACAGTGATTTTGAATTTGACTATATACCAGATGAGCATAGTCAAGACAATACACATGTTTTTTTAAATGGTGAATTTTACGATGGTATTGCGCTAATGCCTAAAAACAGTCACCACGGTCCTGGTGAATTAAAAGCAAGATTTTATGTAAACAAAAAGTTTGTAGAAGTGCAAGCAAGTAAACCAATTGCTATAGAATTTGATAAAGTTTTTATCAGTTATAATGAACCAAATGCTGACGAAAATTACGAGCATATACTAGAACGTTTTCCAGATGTAAAACGTATACACGGTGTTAAAGGTATTCACGAAGCACATATTGCCGCAGCAAGTTTATGTAAAACAGAAATGTTTTGGATTATAGACGGCGATGCACAGATTACGGATTATTTTAAATTTGATTATATGCCAGAGCATCACAATAAAGAAGCAGTACATGTCTGGCGTAGTGAAAATCCTATCAATGGGTTGGTGTACGGATACGGAGGTATAAAACTATTTCCTACCGAACTAACACTTACAATGGATACAAGCAAACCTGATATGACAACAAGTATCAGTAGTAAGTTTGTAGCAATGAAGAAAATATCAAATATTACAGCATTTAATACAGATCCGTTTAACACATGGAAAAGTGCATTCCGTGAATGCGTAAAATTGAGTAGTAAGATTATTGATAGGCAAAAAGATAACGAAACCAACGATAGGTTGCGTATTTGGTGTACTTATTTAAAAGGCGAGCCCGAGTTTGGCGAATATGCTTTAAAAGGTGCAAAAGCAGGTGCTGCATACGGTGCTAGAAATCGAAATAAAGTAGAAGAATTAAAAATGATAAATGACTTTGACTGGTTAGAGGAAAAGTTTAATGGAAATATTTAAAATACTAGATAGATTTGAAATTTTAAATTCTAATAATAAAAAACTTGAATTATTAAGAAGGTGTTATAACGATAAAGACATCTATTCTATTTTAACATTGCTAGATAAAAAAGAACTTGCTAAGGCGATTGTAAGCAAAAGTTCTCATAGTATTTTTAGAATAATCGATAATAAGCGTTGTGTAGGCGATATAGAAGATTTGCGTAAAGCAGTATTAGAAGATAATATCCATAGTCTATTTAGATTATTACCCGGCAATGACGATTTGCGTAAAGCAGTTTGTGAAGATAATGTTTTTAGTGTATTTAGACTTGTTGGCGAAGATGATTTAAAAAAACTTATTTTTGATGATAATATTTGGAGTTTGTTTAAAATTCTAACACGTTATACAGATAGTTATTTTGTAAAATCATTAAAGGATTTAATTACAAATGATATTGATTTTGATGAAGATTGTTTAAGTCAAGGACAAATAAAAAGTAAACTTTGGTTAGTAAACACATTAGAAGAAATAAATGTTGATTTAGGTGTAGTATTTTTATGTGCAGGATGGTATGCTACATTAGCAACAATGCTATTTGAATCAAAAACTAATGTAGAAAGAATTGTTAGTTTTGATATAGATCCTAGTGTATGGAAAATTGCAGAAACATTTAATAAAAAATGGGTGCTAGACGATTGGCGTTTTAAAGCATGTACACAAGATATTCATGAAATAATGTTTGACGAACATATATATGATGTAAATAAATCAGATGGTACTACTGAAACATTATGGACTATTCCAGATACAATTATAAACACAAGTACAGAACATTTGGAAGACTTTGATGATTGGTATGGTAAAATTTTACCAAAACAATTAGTAATATTACAAAATAACAATTATTTTGAAGTTCCAGAGCATGTTAACTGTTTTAGTACATTAAAACAATTTAGTAAAAGTGCGCCAATGTCAACTGTATTATATGAAGGCGAACTAGAATTAGAAAAATACACGAGGTTTATGAAAATTGGATATAAGTAATTTAACACTACGAGAAATGCAAACTGAAAGTGCTAGAGCTTTAAGTACAATACAAGCAACCAATAATAATATTTGGCAGTTTAATAAACTAGCACATCACAACAGTCAAAACTGGTACAAGGCTGTTATTGAATGGTATGTTGAACAATATGGCGACTTGCCCAGTAAGGTTGGTCCTGGTAAAGATGTAAAGTTGATAATGGATGTATAAGTACGAAAATATAAAAACAATACATTTAGAAAACACACAAAACTGTCAAGCCAGTTGCCCTATGTGTGATCGCAATCAAAATGGCGGAGCATTAAATCCACACATTGATTTGAGTGAACTTACATTAGACGATTGTAAACGTATCTTTGAACCGGAGTTTATTGCACAACTAAACACTATGTATATGTGCGGCAACTTAGGCGACCCTATTGTAGCACGAGATACACTAGAAATATTCAAATACTTTAGACAGCATAATGAAAAAATGTGGCTGAGTATGAATACAAATGCAGGAGCAAAAAATGAAGAATGGTGGGGACAGCTGGCTGAAGTTTTTGGAAGGATGGGTGCCGTCATATTTAGTGTGGATGGTTTGCGTGACACTAATCATTTATATCGCCAAGGAGTTGTATGGGATAATGTAGAACGCAACATGCGAGCGTTCATAGACGCAGGTGGTAGAGCACGTTGGGACTTTTTAATCTTTGAACACAATCAACATCAAGTTGAAGAAGCAGAAGCACTTGCAAATACTTGGGGCTGCGAAAGATTTATTAAAAAGAAAACAGGCCGATTTGTAACAGCACAAAGTAAAAAGAAAGAATCTCACCAAGCAATAAATCGCAAAGGTAAGGAAACTGCTAAACTTAAAAAGCCTGATGAAAAATATCAAAATGATGCAATTAAACAATACGACAAAGTCAAAGACAAGCATGGCAGTATGGACGCATATTATGATCGTGCAGAAATACATTGTAAAGTAAAAGACGAAGGCAATTTGTTTATCACAGC